AGCAAGATAGAGTAATTTCTCTTCCTTAACTAGAAATGGTCTATATGATATTTTAGTACCTGTAACAGGCAAGGTCGCTTCATACTCAGGTATGGCTAACTTAGGTAACGGCATAACGATTGCATTATTATATTTCTATTTAGACACCAAATTGAGCTGCTTGTGGTTGACCACTAAGTCCTACCGAAGATAATCCCTCAGAGAAGGAGTTAATATATCTATCTGGGGTGTTTATTCCTAGTTCGTCAGCACCAATTGTATCGAATCTATATCTCTCGTAATTAAATTTAACAGCAAACTTAACTAAATTTGTAGGACCATTATTAAAGGTGAGTTGTGCCATATCCTTAGGCCATGAAGCGAAATACTGCCAAACTCCTGTAACACTATTAAGTCTTTGACTATACTCCCTACCTTGATCACTTATAGCAGTCCAATTAACAGGGGATCCCAATTCCCACTTAGTTATCATTATATTAGTAGTATACTCATCATAAAATGAAACTCTCCGTTCTGAGTCTGGTGCTGCATAATTCATCCATCTCTCAAAGAATTGACGATGAAACAAATTCTTGTCCATAACAAATTCTACAGACAATTCATTATTACTCTGCTGACCTGATGCTAATCTAAATGATTGTCCAAAACTATTATCATGTGTTGCTTCAGTAAGAGTCTTACCAGGTACTGTTACAGTGTCAGCAAGATAATTATTTGCTACCTGCACATCCCTAGATGACCTCAATTCAGGCATATTCTCATATAGACATGGTGGTAAGTATATCTTAACACCGTACAGGTTAGAACGAGCAGGTTCTCTCTTACCTGATACTATCAGCTCCTTAAAGGTATCAAAACTATTAGCACTCATTTGAGTCTACTCCAAATTATACTACTAGGGACTTCCATTACCCTACCTAAACCTTTCGGTCTTATAACAAACTGTTCAACTGGAAGTGGTGTCATATCTCGCAACTCTTCTTGAGGTACATTATAAGCACTAGTGACACTAGACATAAAGTATTTATGATGGCAACGCATAGGATATGAAATACTACCAGAAGACCATGTAGATGCCATACTCTTACGAGAGTTTGGACGTAGATAATGCATATTCCCGCCAGAGAATTGCAGTTTCTGATAGTCTACATCTGTGATTAGTACCATAGGAAAGGTATCCCACCACTTTAAGTCTGGTGTCTGTGCTGAATAGTTAAAGAAGATTATATCACCTACGGTAAAAGCACCAGCATATTCCTCCAGTCCATACTGAAGTTGCTCTCTATACCATTGTTTAGACTGCTTTACTCCTGATGCGAGGTCTTTTACGTCTGTAAAGATACTCATACGTTTAAATGTTTCTCGGTCAATATAATAAATGACATGCCCTTATGAGCACAAAATTGTCTTGCTGCCCTCCACTTAGCACTATTTACATTCCAAGTCTTAACTTCTGTTAGAAAAGTCCTAGCTTTCTGCGATTTGCGTTTAGGGGGTTTAGTCTGTGCAGCTGGTTTAATTTCGATGATCGATTTGGCGATTCTTCCATCCTTGGTTCTTGCTCTGACATAGAAATCAGGATAATAACGGTGAGTCCTATTATCCAAGGGAGACTTATAAGGTATAATAATCGTTTCACTTCCCCACTCCAATACGTTTACATTACGATCACACCAATGCATAAATTTCTTTTCCCACAAACTCCTATAAATAATATTGGTATGATCACCTTTATACTTATGTTTGTTTGATGGTCGGTATTTTCCGCTATATGCCATGACCTTAGTATTTCCTCAAGCTAAACCAATAGGAGTCAACTCCACTAGTAGTAGAGACGCAATTCGTAGTGAATCTGCATTTCCTACAACAGTGATTGACTATCTTAAGTTTGATATGTTCCATCATAAAGATAATAAACAATTTGGAGAATCAGTATACTTATATTTACCCAAGAAACTAACTGAAGAATATGGGCAGAAGTGGGGTAAAGCAGAATTAGGTCCAGAAGGTGGTGCAGCATTAGATGCTGCTTCTAAAATGATAGGTAGTGATGATATAACTAAGGAAGATTTTAGTAAGGAAATTGAGAGATACTCAAAAGCAGCATTGCCTGGAATTGGGTATAAAGCAGGAGCTTCATTAATTAATACAGCATTGGGAGCTACAGGAGTAAACCCAAACCTCAATAGAAATACATTATCATCACTAACTCAAGGAAAGATATTTAACCCATATGCTGAAGCAGTATATGAAGGTCCAACTGGATTTAGAGTACATAATTTTACTTTCCAACTAATACCAAAAAGTAGTGCTGATGTAGTCACTATAATGAAAATTATTAGACAATTCAGACAAGCAACGCTACCTAAAAAGGATGGTAAGAATTGGTTAGTATTACCTGAATACTTCAGATTGAAAATAGTTAGATATACTGATAAAGGTGGTGGAAATGAATCAATCAGTAATCCTGATAATGGTAGTGGTGGACTTTTAAGTTCTATAGTTAGATTCCCAACTAACCTTGTAATGGAAAAATTCCAAGTATCAATGGATGATAGGACATCATTAAAATCATGCGTAAATGATGACTATCAAGACATGGGACCATTAGTATACAACATTAACTTACAAATGAAAGAAACTGCATACCTTACGAAAGACACCTACGAACCTGGAGAAGGAGATGGTATTGTTGGGACTGGTCCTGGAGGACAACCTACAGAATCAGAATTAGAAGCTTGGGTAAGTGGTAGACTTGGTGGTATTGGATGGGGTGACTTCTTCTCTGACCGCACTAACGATATAGCATAATGGCATACTTTTCTTCCCTACCCGATGTCTTTGTAAGGACATCCAGTTATCGACAAAATAATGTTGATCCATATAAACTAGCTAAAAATATCTTTAGACGGATTAAAATACGTGATGAGTTAGAAGACGTTGTTATTGGTTTTTCTCAATATACTATTAAAAACAACCAAAGACCCGATCAAGTTGCTGGTGAAATATACGGAAGTATGGGTTTAGACTGGGTAGTACTACTATGTAATAATATTATTAATGTATATGATGAATGGCCCATGTCTGAAGATGAGTTAGAACGTTATATCGATAATGTATATGAAGAAGATGCTGATTCTGTCCATCACTGGGTTACTCAAGAAATAAGAGATATCAAAGGTCGTATTATAGTTAAAGAAGGACGCACAGTGCCTGAAAATTGGTCATATACCAAACCTGACGGAACTGCAATTCCTAAAGATGATCTAGTTAGACCAATATCTGTCTATGAATTTGAAAGTGATAAAAATGACCAAAAACGCAATATTTACCTTTTAAGGAAACAATACGTTGGAAGCTTTATTGAAGAATTTAGAGACTTATGTCAATATCTTCCAAATAGCGAAATTGACAGTGAAAACCAAACTAAGAAATCCTTGAATACTACTCAAGAGCAGTTTCAAACAGTTAAACCGACTTATAGCACAAATATCGGTCAAACCAGTTCTATTGATTTTGCTTCTGAAGCGGATTACTCATCTAGGACATTTGATACCTCAGATCCAACTATTAGTGCGGGTGATCTATTAGCAGATGGTAGTACCACAGTATTAACAACCACTTCTACAGCAGGTGCAACAGACACTACATCCACATCTAACCAATACGGTGGAGCAACAACACAATCAGGTTACTAACAATGACAACTTACAGACAATTCATAGAAGAAGCAAAGAAAAAGGTCAAAGTTAAACTTAAAGATCCATCAAAGATCAAAGTTAAGGTAACTGATATCGGACCTGGTGGTAAAGAATATGTAAGAAAGAATGAGATAGATGAAGGTAAGAAAGGTCTCTGGGATAACATCCATGCTAAGAGAAAACGAGGAGAGAAACCTGCAAAGAAAGGTGATAAGGACTATCCAGAGACATTAAATGTTGAAGGTGCTGCTTGGCAACGTAAAGAAGGTAAGAATAAAGAGGGTGGATTAAATGAGAAGGGTAGAAAATCTTACGAAAGAGAGAATCCTGGATCTGATTTAAAAGCACCTCAACCAGAAGGCGGTCCTCGTAAAAGATCTTTCTGTGCTCGTATGGGTGGTGTTAAAGGACCAATGAAGAAAGATGGTAAACCAACTCGTAAGGCACTAGCACTTAGAAAATGGAAATGTTAAAAAACCTCTAGAGACAAAAAAATACCCCCGATTTTTTCGGGGGTTTTGCTTGTTCAAACATTGAAATAATATACGCAACTAACGTCTACATCTTTCCCACTCTATAACATCACGATGCTCATAATAACCTGGTATCCATGTATTGCTGCGACCTAGGTAATAACCTGGTACCCAATACTTCTTGGTAATCGTAACCTCACACCTTCTAGGTCTTTGTCTACGATAGGGTGAATGATGATGATCATAGTGCCAGTCTTGCCAATGGGGAGACCCATGACTGTGACCGTAATGATAAGACTCTACAAACGGCTCCCAGAATTCATTCCAAGTTAATGCTTCTGCTTTAACTGGTGTGATAACACCAGCGAGTAGAAGTGGGAGCAGTAGTAGTTTCTTCATTTAGTCTTCATTAGCTAGAGCAGCGAAGTAAGATAAATCTGGTGATTCACCCGACTCTTCTATTTCTCCTACTTTAGCACCAAACCCCGACTTAGTGGGAGCAGGTGGGTCCGCTTTAACAACTGGACTAGTAAGAGGTGCGAGTTGCTCATCTTCCTCGTTAGTCCTTACAACAGGTCTTGATGACTTGTTAAGAACTACATTCAGACGTGCTGATAACTCCTCATAAGACTTGAAGTTTTTAAGATCAGTAAACTCACTAAGAGAATGCTGAGACTTCCAGACTGCTTCAAGAGCATCATCTTCCAATCCACCTAACACTGAGGGAGCATCAAACTCACTCTTGTCATAATTCCAGTAACCACCAATGGTCTGAATCTTGATCTTAAAGTTAGCACCCTTCCATAGGTCGAAAGGATTGATTGGACTTTCATCTTCAAACTGTGGTTGCATCGCTGATGCAATCTTGTCATGAATTTTCTTACCATACTTATATAAGAATACTTTACCTTCATTTTCTGGATGAAGTTGATCCTTAACAACGTAGATGTTACTATAGTAAGAAAGCTTACGCTTCTGCTTACGTGCAGTATCTTTATCTGCGTCTAGTCCACTATTCCATAGTGTCCTATTCAATTCTCCAACAGGGTCTTTCTGGTTGAGTGTGGTAAGAGAATTCTCTATATACCAACCTCCAGTGCCTTGGAATGCATGACTCCATACCTGTGCCCAAGGGAGATCTTCTCCATCTGGCTCTGGTAGGAAACGAATAACGGCATAACCGTTACCACTCTTATCTACCTCTGGTTTCCAGAGTCTTTCGTCTGGACCCCTTCCCTGAGGTTTGGAAAGGTTTTCTATCTCTTTCGTAAGTTGTGCAAACTTGCCTGACTTACTCTTTAGACTTGCAAATGACATTCGTATTTGTCTCCGAATTTGTATTGTGTTATATTGCTACTGGATTATAGTAGCATAGTTATTTAGGCTTGTCAACACCGTCTTCTTTGATTTCCTTTCTCCAGTACCTCAACTTATCTTCCATCTGATCTAGTACCATAGTGAGATTCATACCACCACTATACTCAGTGGACATCATCTCTATTCTTTTCCTAATTTCTTTTGCTGAGTCAGCATCCTGCAACTCATTAGATGCAAGTTGTAACCGTGCATAGAATACTTTCTGCTTAGATACTAACTCTAGAGTCTTCTCAATATGCTCTAGTCTTTCCTGTGGATTAAATTCTTTTAGTCCAGCAGACATCTTTAAGAGCTCAGTATAACACTCTTGAATGTCCTCTAGTTCTTTTTGCACTACTTCAGAAGTGAAGAAATCGTCAGTCATAAGTTTAAAATGGCTTTACTTGTACGTTTAATGTAATTAAGTTGTTGTGCGTCCCATTTGATCTTATCCTTTAATGGTTTGGAGATTAGTTTACCTACTGTCTCCACCTCTATCTCAAACTCTTCACACACTGAGGCTACTCCCTCGATATAATTTATAAGACCTTGACTGTCTTTAACTCTTTCCTCAACTAAGGATGTAAACTTACCTTGTGTCATAAATTTTTCTTCTATTTCTTTCATGAAACCGCCTTTTCGTTATGATACTGTCTTATCCATTCAATAAGTGTATCGATGTAAGTATCTTTATCATACCTTTGCTCAACTTGCATGCTACCATCTTCAGCAACGGATAATGTTACAAGTTTATCTACTTCAATACCTGTCAACTCATAATACATGTAAGCATATGCTGCTTCTTGTACAAAGAATTTCTCTAGGTGCTGCACCTTCTTAAGATTCTTGGTTGTCTTGAAGTCAATTATAGCAAGCTCATTATCAAACTCAGCAATGCAATCGACCCTGCCAGCAACACCCAGAGTCCTGCTATAAAGAGGGGCTTCAATAGCGTGAATGTTACCAATACGATCAAGAGTCTCACGAGCAGACCTAAAAAGGTATGTGGGAAGACCCTTGCTCTCCTTAGTTTCCTCCAATTC